GTGCTGCCGCAACCGCGCTATGCAGGGCAGCGGCCAAATTATCTAATTAGAAACAAACAGCATTGGTGGCTAAGTAAAAAGGCGATAAACAAATACTTACTCAGCGCCGGCATTGTTCCTAACTGGAGCGCTTTGATAGACTGTTTTACGAAACAGGGCGTATTTTGCGGCGAATATTCTGTGCACAATATGCCAGGTTTGTTAATAACCAGAGATTGGTGTGACGCTTTTTGGGGCGACTACAACAACAACGCCGCAAAACACGCCGGCTAAGGAGCAGTAAATGGGTAAGCCTGTCGTACAAAAGTTGGCCAAAAAAGACGATAACTTCGACGACGACTTTATCGACGAAGATTGGCAGTTTGTCGACGACGACGAAATACCCGACGATGACGACGATATTGACGACGATGACGAGCCGCGGTATCGCCCCAACGTGGACTGGTATGTTGACGAAGATGATGACGACGAAGATGCCGACGATTTTGATTGGGAAGCAGACAGCGAAGAAGATGAAGATGAAGACGACGATCCCGAGTATTTCGACGAATACGACGATGAAGACGATTTAGTTGATGACTGATTTTCGCCGAAGTAGCTCAGTTGGTAGAGCTACTGATTTGTAATCAGTAGGTCGTCGGTTCGAGTCCGACCTTCGGCTTTTGGTAAAATCGCGATATGCCTAGGAGCATATAACATGAGCGATTTTGCTATCTATATCCGCGACATTTCAGATCTAAAACCGACAGAAGTTCGCGAGATCTGTAACAGGCTATCGTGGCCGCTGGAAGAGGCGCTCCACGATAGCATGCAGCCAGAAGTGTTGCGGCGCCATGTTAACAAAGAACCCGGGCCGCATCCGCCAATGACGATGGCCCTGGTTTATCACAACGGTTATTTTGCCTCATGGGTAGCTACACGCCCGTTCTTTGAAAAATTCAAAGGAAACCTGATTCCAGTTCAAACCATCGAGTGCTTTACCGATGGAGAATTACGTAATCGAGGGCTGGCGCAGCTTGGTTTGTATGCGCTGATAAGCGCCGGATATCTTGACCGGCGCAAGCCAGTGTCTGTGTATCACAAAGCTGTAGTAACTATTGCAGAACGTTGTGGGTGCACATGCGTTATCCTATGCGACTCGAGAGACGAGGCAGAAGAGGCGGAAGATGAAACGCTGTCAGACTGAAAAAAATCTAGCAAAAAAGCGGCGCAATTTGTTTGTTCATCTGTTTGACGCCGCTGGTTGGGCGCCCGAACAAGGGCATTTTAGAAAAGGACGCCGCGTTGCTGATTGCGGGCAAGCTAAATGCCAACTATGCCACGCTTACAAATATCCAAGACGGAAACTAACAAGAAAGGAACGCCTCAATGAACTTGACGCCAGAGAACACGAGCGATTCGGACTTTAACGCCAGTATTGCTGAGCTCAATCTTGGCACGCGGGCTAAAAAGGCTGCAGAGGCTCTCGGGTGCGCAACGATCGGCGAGCTGTCAAACTGCAGCGCCGCCGCGTTCAAAAAGCTGAAGAATTGCGGCTACACGACAATCAACGAAATTCGCGAAAAGCTTAAGGCGCGCGGATTTACGCTGTTGCCGGACTGACAAATGATTCCCGACACGCTATGGGAACCCACGCCGACGGATATCGCGTGGCAGACAGAGATGGTCCGCATATTGAAAAACAAAGGAACATGGGCTGTTCCTGGGACCATGAGCATATTTGAGCTCGACAAGCCGAACAAAACGTTTAAATTGCTTGTCGGCGAGCCGGGAGAAGAAACAAACCGGCGTATAGCCAAGGTGTTTAGGCGCCTTGGCTTTTCTGAAAAATCTGACGAAGACAATCTCCCCACCGACAGATTAAAACCATCTGTCAACTAGAAAGGGTTACACGTGTCTGCAGAAAAGTTTCTGACCAATATCGCCGCTGCCACAGCCGCGTACGCAACAGCTGTGGAAAATGAAATGACGCTCGAAGACAATCGAATAGGCGTAAAAATGGCCGCGGTTAGTCGGATTATGACGGCGGGCGACAATCCGCTTACCGGAAAGCCACACAGCTTTTCGAGCGCGGAAGCTCTCGTGAATACTGACGCAGAGTATTCGGATTACCTCGGTAAGATCCGCGAGGCTACCAAGACGCGTATCCTAGCGCGTGGTACATATGAAGCTGCTCTTGCCGCCGCACAATTGACGGCAAATCAGAAATGAATTGTCTCGACATTTCTGTGGGCGACCGCGTGAAATTGTTGCGCATGCCCGACGACCCCGATCCGATTCCGGTGGGGTCTGTCGGGACTGTGCGGCTCATTACAGATTTGCACTTTCGCGAGGCTCCGCAAGTGCAGTTTCTTATTGCCTGGGACAACGGCCGATCGCTTAGCTGCATTTGCCCGCCTGACGAACTGGAAATCGTTACGGACGAATACCAGATTGCGGAAGAAGCTGGTATTTATTACGTAACGCGCGGAGGTAAACCAGTTATGCTGCCAAAAAGCGACGGCACAGAACTTCGCGCTGAGTTTATCAATCAAGAAGCAGCGGAAGCGTATGTTCGTATGATCGCGTGTGTTATTAAAGAAAATGCGCTACGAGAAGAACTTGACTAACTTTAGCAGGTTTGCGCCAGGGAGGTTTCTCATGTTCATGGACGATCAGCAAAAAAGCGACAAACCAAAAATGTCGCAAGAGGCTCGCTTTAGACGAGCGGTGCGTTTATTTGCCGAGCTGCAAAAACAAAACTTATGCAGAAAGTGCAACGCCGACCAGCCAGATGACGCGCACGCCGCCATGCGTAAATGTCGCTGCGGGCGCCCAAAGCAATTGAGCCAAAACCTCTGTTTTGACTGCCAAGACGCGCTGTTAATATTGCGCGCGCGGTATACAGACGCTGCCGGAACGCTCTATCCAAATAAGTCGCCGCCGCGTGTTCTGACGCAAGCAGTGCAACTGCCGCAAGCTGCAAAACGCCCAAGGCATATAGACCTATCCGACGCGTCGTTTGACGACGTCGTAAAACTGTACGAAAACAATCAGTAACCGAAAAATCGGTTGCCCATGTCGTCGTCTGCCCAATCTTCCGGGTTCTCAGCGACAGCCTGCTGTCCGCTGATGCGCCCGAGGCCGGCTATTTCGGCAAAGTTGGGCCAGGCTTGATTGATGTGCCAAATGGCGGCACATCCTAAATTCACAGCTTGCGCAAAGTCGTCGCTAAGCAGTGTGTTTCTTGTAATCGTGTAGATGTCGCCGCCTAGTCGCGATTCGGCTTTGTTTTCTACAAGCGCCAGAAAATCAGATATTAGGCCGGGACTGTCTTGCGACACCCAGTCGTATTTAAAGAACTTGATCTGCTTGAGTTTAATCGCTTGGCACGTGTAGAGCAGCGATCGCGTCTTATCCAACGAATAATGTTGTCGATGATTAAGGGCAGTCGCCGGTTTGAACACCATAATGTCCTGACTAGCCGCGCGTACAAGCCTAACGGCCATAACGCGGTCGAGGTTAAACCCGGCTTGAACCATAACTGTTTCGCGCACAGTACCGGCGCCAGTGTAGTCGTGAGCGACGTAATCAACTTTGAAATAGTCCGCCCACTTCATGCACTCGACAGCTTCGGCAAGATGTTCCGCGCCAAGCAAAATACGTTTGCCCCACAGAACATCAATTGTGCCGTCATTGCCGAATCCAAGAATAGTAATAACGGTAAATGAAATTCCTTCTTCACCCCCGCCGCCCCAGTCGATAGCCATTACGCGATGTTTGTAGTGTTTTAATCGATTGGTTACTTCAGGATCGGGTTCTTTTTTGTTCTCCCACGGCAAAATAGCTGCGTCGCGTAATTCGGTTTCTGTGATTAATTTCTGGCCGGAGTCAATGGATTCGCCCATGACTTCGTTGTAGAACTGCGCTTGCGTCATGTTGCCGAAGCCCTCGCGCTTCATCAGCAGCGTGCTCCACTTTTCGGGGTCGGCAAAGTGGAGCGGCAAGATAATTTGCGGCACATGATAGCCGGAAAACTGCCAGCGCAAATCCGGCTTGCGATGAACCCAACGCCCATGCCGCGGATTAATTGGTTTTCGGCATTTCGCGCAAACTGTGCCCGGATACTTCTCGCTAATGTGAATATTGAAGTCGCCGATCATAGCGTCTAGATCGTGATCGAGCGTTGGTATGTTCCAGTGACGACACGACTCGCAAGGAATAAACCACTCAGCACCACTCGAGCGCTTGTACGCGCCCTCGAGCGGGTTGTCTAGACTTTTTGGCGTCCCGGCCATGTGCAAAATGGCGTAACGACTATAGGACATCGTTTCCTGAATAATTGGAATGTGATCCGGATCCATGTCCTGAATCTCGTCCATGACCACGCGGTCTGTACTGATACCGCGGACTCGGTCAGCGTCTAATAGCGCGAAACTGAACAACATAATGCTTTTGTTCTTGAACGAACGTTGAAGCACATTGTTCTCTGTATCTGTTCCGCACCATTGATCCTTAATCGGAGATTGGTCGATGAACGATCGCACGTAGTTGTTACTGAAACGGCGAATCTGCTCGTACAGTGGCGTTACGTAGAGAGTTTTGAAAAACGGCAAACAATTCGCTAGCACTACACCGTGCGCCGCAAGCGATGTCGATTTACTAACCTGGCGCCCGGTTTTGAGCACCATGTTTTTGGGCATCAGTAAACGGAATAAAGGAGCAAACGGGTAGTGCTGCGTTAAAGTGTATGGCTTGCCGTTTAAATTAAGCACCAACGGCAGCAGCGGTTCGAGCGACGGGAAGAACTTTTTATTAGCGAGTTCCGTCAAAACAGCTGACCGGGCACCGAATGCTTGCGCATCTGCCTGGTCAATATTGAGCAATTCCTGAACAAGATCGTTAATGCCCTTGTCGGGTATTTCTAACGCTTGTTCACGCAGCAGAACGTCACTCTGCAAAGTATTGGACGGCATATGGGTCACTACAGCGGAAAAAATTATTATCGCGGTAAAAACGACGCAGATCTTCAATGGCTCGAGGACGGAGCAAATCTGGTAGTTGCCTTATTTGTTCACGGCATGCTCTCATTTTTATTCGGAGTAGCGCAAATTTGTGTAGTGCTGTTCAAGCTCATCACCTCTGATAAAACGAGTTAATTCTCGGGATCAGGTCGTGGTGAGCTTTTAAATTGAACTCACCACGGCCGTTGTCCCTAGTTTGAAGATAGCCCAGTGCCCACGCTAAAGCCAGTTTAGCCAAACTTTTTTGGCTGCAACCAAAGCGGGGTCGTTCGATGAGTTCTAACTCGGGTGGTGAGACTTTTGTTGGATACGCAGGTTTAGCCGTTATTGCTGCAATCGCCGGCTTTCCTGCAATGGGTTTCGGAGGAGTTGTCGCGGTTCTCGGGATGATCTATTTTGGACTTGTGCTGACTAATGGCGCGGGAACAGCCGCAAAACGCCGGCAACGTAGGCGCAAATAATGAACGCATTTGATTTTGTCGCAATAACGCTGGCCACGGGCGCGATTATTGACGTCTGGCACAACGGCAGTATATTCGCGGTATGGCGCGCGTATGCCCAGGCAAAAAACGATGTCGCGCGAGCTGGGTCTATTACCTGGCTGTGGACAGAACTGCTTAATTGCCCGTTTTGCAAAAGCTACCATGTTCCGATTTACTTATACGCAATCCTCTTGTCGGCTGATTGGTTTGGGAGTATTGTATCTGTAATCGCGCGCGTAGTCGTTTACGGACTAGCCGCGACAAGGCTGTCAAATATTATTGACGGCATACTTCCAATAGGGATGCGTTATGACAGACCAGTCGAATTCGGAAACGACAGTCTCGGCAGCGAAGATTGAAACAGAGGAGCTGCCCTGCGACATAAAGGTCTTCAAAGCAGCGAACGAGTTTGCTGAAAACCTCATTCGCGAAGTGCCGGAACTGCAGGCTGTTGCGTTTATTCCGTTGTGGGCGCCAAGCCTAGCTAATGTGCCGACTGGGTTAATCCGTTTACGAAATGAAACACCGCCGTATTTAGCGGGTTTGCTGCAAATGCTGGGACAGCTTACGGCGTTTGGCGTAGACGTGCACAAAGACATGGTAGCGCAATTAACGGCTTTCGACAAAATGGCCGGCGAACTAGTTGTAGAGCTGCACGCTAAAACAGCAGAGCTACAGGATCTAAATCAAAAAATTCAACAAGTGAATGCCGCAACAAAGGAGGATAAATGACGATCGCGGCCACGTCGAAAGACGACCAACTGTTAGCTGCACGGTTGCGCGACTATTACGCTAACCTGCCTGAAGACGAAGTGCGACAAGACTTGCAAACCAAGTACGGCGCTGTATGGAATGCGGAAGAACTGCTATCTGAATTCGCGGTTTCTATTTTTGATGAGCTTGTTTTGCGCGTCATACGCAAATCAGACGGTATCCGCGGAACTGTCGCGTATGTGGACGCACCCCGGCTGTATTTCGCGTTTGAGCCCGAGACTGCGGCAATATCCGCGGAAACTTAGGCAAAACAGCCGCAAAACAACGATTGCGTAAAAATCTTAGCAGGCAGTTGAAATTCGCCTGCGCACCGTGTATGGTGCGTTAACCATCAGTGTTCTGCCGCTAGGCAGACTGCATTTTTGAAGGAGGCCACATGGTTAGGCAGACGAATCTAACTGGCGCTGAAAGTTGCTGGGAAGACGACGCAGACAGCGAAGCTGACTGCGAAAAGTTTCTGCAAAAAGCCGCGCGAGCGACCATTAATACCGCCGCCGACGAAGACGACGAAGATGAAGAAGACGAAGATGAAGAAGACGAAGAAGACGAAGAAGAAGATGCCGAAGATGCATCTGACGACGAAAACGCCGATGTCGGCAACGAAGCCGACGAAAGCGTCACAGTAACTGCAACGTTGCCTGCAGCCGATGCAGACGATTCGAGCGAGTCGTTGCCAGAGGCTGCCCATTCAAAGGGTAAAAAAATGGCTAAAGCCAAAGCTGGTGGAAAAACAAAAGCTGATTCTATTCGCGAAGTGATTGCCGCCAGGCAAGCTGCTGGCAAAGATTTGCGGCCGAAAGACATCATCGAGGCTCTGGAAAAAAAGGGCATTGAGGTGAATGCGTCGCAGGTCTCGATTACGCTTCGTGCTATGGGCGTGCCTGCGCTGAGAAAAGGCGCCGGCGCAAAAGCTAAGACGCCAGTAGCTGCCGAAGCAAACGACGAGGAACCGACAAAAAGCCGGCCTGCGCTAAAGACCCGCGCGGCAATTGACAGCAGCAGCGACGACTCGGCAGCCGGCGAGCTCTCGCACACGTCCGAGCTGCTAGAAAACGCGGCGGATTTCATGCACGCAGCCGGCGGATACGAGCGCGCCAAGGCCGTGCTCGATATGTGCCATCGGGTAATCCAGCGCAGTTAGTTGCGCAAATTGCCTAAATTCTCCAAGCCCCGGCGCAGACCTTGCTTTTTGGCAAGCAATCTGCGCCGGGGTTCTTTTTTAGATTAATACAGATATGCACGCCCATCACTTGAAAGGCTTTCATGTACCTCTACACATCGTTTGACGCGGTTACTAAGCAGCACACGCCTATTGCCGTCATGCCAGCGTCGCGCGGCAGGCCTCCAAAAAATCACGACGAAATCGAAGTCGGCCCGCTAGGTTTTTATTTCGCCGTCGTGTCGGCTGAGACTTTTGCGGCGCACAATCCGAAAAATCCAACACGGCTAAAGTCGGAGATCGCGGCCGGGAACATCAAAACAATCGGCGACGTGCTGCCCGACTACGACGGCGTAATGTGTCTGAGCACCGCGATTGTTCGGATGATTACTGATTTGCCGAGCACTTTCACAGGTTCGCTGCTGGCAAACGAATCGCGCGCTATTTCAGCGGTAGCTGACGGGCTAAAGCACGCAATATATTCCGACAATTACGGCGAAATGGCTGAAATCATCAACCGAAATCGCCGTATTCTGAACTGGCTGCTAGCCGGCAAACCTGACGGTATAGGGTGGTGGCATGACGCCGCGACGCTTGATCGCGCCGGCGAGCCAGTAGTAAGCAAAATTGACGAAGAAACTCTTGACGAAAAGGCAGAAAAAGCAGAACAA